GTTCGTTTCTTGTATTGCTGTATTGATGATTACCATTGTCTTGTCTGTTTTGGCGGGTTTGGTCCTTGTGTTGGTCGCTGCCGCGATCATCAAAGGTGGGGTTGTTGCATCTGGAATGATGCAGCGTCTGGAGATGAGGTCTGAAAAGGCTTTGGAAACCATGAATTTGGCAGCAGCTCAGGCTGCTGCGGTTGCTGAGCAGGTGCGTAAGTCGGCGGCGTCGGTTGACGCTAGCGTTGCATCTGTTGCTTCAAAAGCGGTTCACGTGAGTGACTGCGCTGTGAACATATATGATGGGTATGTGCTCACGAGAATTGTGCTGGTGTTGGCCTTGTTGGCCCGTAATTTGTATTCGCGTTTTCGAACGCGAGAGGTGTTGGAGGTCAAGGATGCGTCTGAGGAGAAGGGATTCTCTGAGAAGGACGTGTTCCGAGCTTTTGATGCTCTTGCTACGCTGTGTATTGTGCCGTTGATGTTGAAAGACGGATTCGGTGCTGCTACATCAGTGTGGAGAATGCTTAAAATGATTGGCACAATGGTTCGAGATGTTTGTGGAGGAATCCACTTGTTCTCGAGATTGTTTGGCGACGATAATCGAGAAGAGCCAGCCTGGGTAGGCGTGGGCTTTGTTCAATCTGTCGCCAGTGCGGCTGACGAGTTAGTCGGCCGTGTTGTTGAAAAAGAGCAGGCGCGAGAAGGCGTTCCTGACGATGAAGATCGTAAGGAGCCTGTTGTGCCTGTTGCTCAACCAATCATTTTTTGTCCGATTTGTAAGGTTCAAGGGCCTGCTGACGGACATGTGCATTACGGTGTGAATTTGCGACCCGTTGTGAGTCGTGAGCAGGATGCTGTGTGGGCATCACTGCGATCATACTGGAAGAGTGCTGAGGATCGCTCCCGGATCAATGAGCTGCGTGACATTGCGAAAGCAAAGCCGTGGCTCTTGCCTGTGATCGTTCTTCTGTCATTTGGTGTGCTTTTGATATTTGTGCGCTGGTTGCGCGCAGAGAAGGCACGACCGGTTTTTGGCCCTGTGCCGAAACCGGAACCGCAATCTGTGGTGCGTGAGAAGAAGGAGGGATTGCTGACTGTTGCTGAAAAGCCGGTTAGTGGTCGTGCAGTTGGATGCTGTCACGACATTTCCACCTGTCCTCTCTTGCACAAACGACCGACCATCAATAGTGACATGCTTTGTGGTGTGTATTGTGGCGGTTTGTTTTGCACACATTGGTCTGGTTGTCCTGGGCATGCTGTTGAGGCTGCGCCACAGGAGGAGCTCTCCGAGTGGGAGCGGGCAGAGATTGATCGTATGAGTAAATTGCTCGGATCATCTGTGTCAGTTTCTGAGATTCAGGAACGAAAATCGTCTAGTCAAATTGCTGCTAAGAAATCGCATGCGCAACGAGCGAATGTGATTAAGAGCAGCAGTGCTAAGAAGCATCAGTATGGATATAACGATGATGCTGCGAAGCAGGGTGTCTTCGACAATGATGAGCAGGGAAACTTGCGTCGTCGTGGCGAGGATGACTATGATGATGATGATGGTCAGAGTGCTCCAAAGGGGCATGAAAACCATCCCGCATTCCGTTCTGAGGCGAAGGCCACTGAAAAGTGTGTCAACGTCAAGTGTAACGGCAAGTGTGGAAAGTGGCACGATGCGAAGAAGAAGACTGAGAAGGTACTGAAAGGTGCTAAGAAATCGGCTTGCTTCAAGTGTGGTGTCGCTGGACATGTTGCAAAGAATTGTATTCTGTCGCCGAAATCTGTCGCTGCTGTAAAGAAGCGTCAAGATGAGGTGAATGAAGCATTCATGTCAGGACTTGGTTCGGCAAAGGCATCGTATGCCGCTGTCGTTGAGAAGTCGGCGAAGACTGGATCTACTGTCGTTGCGAAAGCGAAGACGGGATTGGCCCTCATTCTGAAGGCGCCTGCTGAAAAGCAGGAGGCACTCGTGAATGGTGAGCGATTTGATTCCAGTACTGTCGCGAAGTCCATCGGACGAGCTGTTGTTCGTCATGATGGTCGTATGTATGAGATGAATGCGACGATGACCATGAATGGAATTGTCACGTGTGCTCATATTTTTAAGAGCGGAGGCGATGTTGTGTCGTTTTCGTTTGGGGACGAGAGTGCTGATGTGCTCAGAAAGAATGGTAAGGCTATTGGCCGAGACCTTCTTTGGTTCCCGCGACCGGTCGTAAAGGCTGAGTCGGGATCAGTCACCATCTTTGGTGGCGTTGCAATGCTGAGATGCACTGTTGGCGCTGTCGGAGAGAAGGTGAAGCTGATTACGTATGACTCGGATGCGGATATGCATGCCGGGAAATTTAAGGATGACACAGGCACTGTTCGTGCTGTGTTGTCTGTCGAGCTTGGTGACGAGAAGGCGTTTGCGAGTTATTCATCTGTTGATGGGTCTTGTGGAGCGCCTATTGTCAATACGCAGGGAAAAGTTGTTGGTTTTCATACTGGCACCACTGCGAGTGATACTGTGTTTACACCGATCACTGCCAATATTGTCGACGCTGCTACTGGCAGCCGGCCATCTTTTTAGATGGCCCCCTCCCGGAATTTGATGGGTGGGCGGAATGGTACGGAAAGTACCTCGCTCGCGACATCTTCAAGTTCCGGGGTGTGAAAGGGGGTGACGTTGATGTACGATCATATTTGTACCGCAAGTATTTTACAGCGGGCAATATTGACTACATTGGACGCGTCAACCGGTTTACCAAGCAGAAGGGCCGTGAGGCTCTGAATTCATCATACAAAATGTTCTGTGATTCGCGCGGTGTTAAGTTACCGCGCGGTTATCGAATGGTCTATCCGTCACTTGAAGCGAGTTTCAAGTCGGCTTCCAAGTACGACAAGGGGCAACCTGAGTTGGACGAAGGAGGCTGGCTACTTGCTGGCGAATGGACGAAGCAACACTTTGCCCCGTTGATGGGAGGAAGTAGAGTGCTTGAACAGAATACTGTTCTCGGAGAGATGGATATGTCCACGTCGTGTGGCTATCCATGGAATCTTGCGTTTCATAAGAAGTCTGAGATGCTCTGTGATGCGCAAGCGTCGCGAGTGTTGGCTGATTATTGGGATGTGCTTGATCTACCGGAGAATGTGATTGTGCCAATTTGGACATGCTCTCAGAAGGTGGAGTTGCGGGATGTGGAGAAGCTGGAAAGCCTCTCCCACCGCACATTTACCGCCTCTCCGATTGAGTTGTCAGTTGCGACAAATCGCTTGTGTTTGGATATGAACAATAGGTTCTATTCTCAAAAACTTCCGACGTGGAATTTCGTTGGTTGCACAAAGTTCCTGTCGGGTTGGGATACGCTGTATAGGCGTCTCAGCCGGCTGCCACACGCATTTGAGTTGGATGAGTCTGCATTTGATGCAAGCTTATTCGCTCGTGCGATGTATGGGCAGATGATTATTCGCTGGTCTCTTCTGAGAAAGGAGGACCAAACTCCGAGTAATCGACGACGGCTGCGGGCCGTGTACGATTCTATAGTGCATAGTGTTATTGTGCTGGAGAATGGCGAATTGGTGCAAAAGCACACGGGCAATCCAAGCGGCTCTTCGAACACGATCGTTGATAATACGATGATCTTGTTTCGATTGTTTGCGTATGCATGGATTTTGCTGTGTGGCCGTGAGAAGAGACAGGTGTCGTACCTGGACTTCATGGGCCACGTTGAGGCTGCGCTGAATGGCGATGACAATACCTTTACGGTGAGTGATGAGTGTGTCAGCTGGTTTAATCCAGCCACCATAGGACCCTTGTGGTCTGGTATTGGTGTCACCACGAAAACGCCGGATGTAAAGCCACGCAAGCTGTCGGAGGTGCGTTTCCTGTCACAGGGTTTCGACTATAACAGTAAGCTGGGTATCTGGATGCCTGTTCCGGAAACGGAACGTGTTCTCTCGTCACTGTATGCTGGCAGTGATGTTGATGATGTGAGGTGGCACTATTTGAGAGCAAGTGCACTTCGGCTCGATTCGTATGGAAACATCGAATGTCGAGCAATTCTTCAGGCGTATATAGAACACCTGGATGAAATGTATGCGGATAAGCTCTGTGGTATTGTAAAGAACCTGAGTATGAGCGAGATCCGGAATGTCTGGAAGTCCGATGCCTATATAGAGGCGTTGTACTCCGGTTTGGAGAATGAATCGAGTGGAGCTCACAACACAACGAACTCGATAAAACTTCTTATTGACAACAATCAACGAATTCTTGCCAATACATTCTTAGACGACTATCACGAGCAATCGAGAGTCGTCATCATGCCGAAAACCTCTGCTGCTAAGCAGCGTCGTGCCGCGAAGCGAGCACATTTGCAAGGAAAGGGCGGCGCGAAGAAGCGCGGTCCAATCTTCAACAACCCGCAGCCTGCTAAGAAGCGGCAGCGTAAGGGTCCGCAATCGCGGATGAATCCTGTTGGTCCTGGACCGATGGGCAACCTTGGCCTCCGTATTGGGGGCAATCGATCAACCTCGCGACGTTCGCAGGTGATCGAGGAGGATGAGTACATCGGAGAGATTTCGAGTACTACATCGTTTGCCACGACTGCATTTGTGTGCAATCCTGGCCAGTCTGGCACGTTTCCGTGGGGAAACAAGATCGCGCAGTTGTATGAGAAGTATGACTTCGAGATGCTCGAGTTTTACTACAAGCGAGAGGTGTCAGAGTATGCTTCTGCTGGGCAGACGGGCAAGATCATTCTGTCATTCGATTATGATGCGAGTGATGCTGCGCCAACTACCAAGCAGCAGGTTGAGGATACCGTGCCGCATTCGGACGGTATGCCTTGCGAGCCGGTGATTCGACTCGCGATCGATTGCAAGGCCATTCGAGATGGTCCTGCGCGATATGTTCGTCCTGGCGTTCAGCCGGCGAACACCGACATCAAGACGTATGATGCCGGAGTCCTGTATGTGTCGTCATCTGGTACGACCTCAGGTGGTGTGTGTGGCGAACTGCGTGTTCGCTATCGTGTGCGTCTGAGTGAGCCGGTTCTGGAATCGGCTATCACTACAACTGGCCTGGTGGCTGGTCATGGTGCAAACCAGACGGGCAATGCTACGACAGCTGCTCCTCTGGGCTTGACGGGTACTCTCGTCCAGCAGACTGGTAGTACGCTGCCGGTCGTTGGTGATTACAGCACAACAACGCGTATTTCTGTGGGTGAAGTTTCGGGTGTTGGGTATCTTGTCAAGGGTGCCAACTATCTCGTTACCATCATGTGGAATTGTGCGAATGCGAATATCGCTGCACTTCCGACTCTCGTCGTCACCAACGGCGGTACTCTGCTTGCTTCACAGCAGGCAGATACGGCTACGACAACGGCATCGTATACCAGTACGACTGCCTTGATCGCTGCAACTTTCACTGCCAATACAACAGGGGCAACTCTGACTGTGGGTGGCTTGACCGGTATGACCGGTGCATACGTTGATGTGTATGTGTGTATGCTGCCATTGGCATTGGTCACCAGTGTTCGTCCTCATGATGATGATGATGAGCTGGCTGAGCTGCGTGATGAAGTGCGAATGATGCGCGCTTTCATGCAGGATATGAAGAAGGATGATGAGAAGTCGTCTTCTTCGGGTGTCGTTGCTTCTGAGAGCGACGACGAATCGAGTACTGGCGTGACTCGAACGGATCTGGCGGGATCTGTGCACATATCACGATCGATGGCTTCGCGGCTATCGCGCGTGCTTGGTGGCAAGTAGACTCGGCAGAGTCGAAAGCTGCTAGCATGCAATCGTGAAAAGTGTTCGCTAGGTGCGTGTGTCACTGAAACACACAAATGAGAGGGAAGGATTCTGTTGATCGGAGTGTTGGCGCTCGCAAGAGCAGCCTTGCCAGGAGGATAGTCGTACCCGCATAGTGTGAATTGAGGGCATGTGTGCCTGGATGAGAATGCTGAGCGTTCCTCAGTGTGGAATGGTTGTGTGGGAAGATGGGCGTGAAACAGAGCTCACTAGTACTACCTTCTTACCATCACTGCACTGTGTCCAAATGTTTAAGTCCTTGAACTACAATTGTAGAGTAGAGGCAATTCCTCTGTCCTCTTGCCAACGGAAAGCAATTTGCTTCAACGTTTGAAGTGAGGAAAGGTAGAGCAATGTGGTTTGTATCGTAAGGTCATACCA